AGGAGAAGCCCCATTCTGGATAGATGGCAAACCACAACCCTATCAATGGAACACGCTTCACGTTCGATCCCATGTTGTAGCTCATAATGAGCCTGACAAACTGAGATCTGTGTTTGGCGCAACAAAACTGTTGCTTCAAGCTGAACAGCACTTCATCTGGCCCTTACAAGCCAGTTACTTGAATGGAGACAACAAACGTCTTCTTTGGGGAAGAGAGATGAGCAAAGGAGGCTGGCGAACATTGTTTTCAGAGATATATGATCACGGACCACCATCAACTGTTTTTGGCGTAGATTGGAGCAAATTCGATAAACGCTTATTACACCAGTTGATCCGTATTGTACACTCAATTTGGAGACAGTACTTCGACTTCACCCGCTACGAACCCACCACCCAATACCCAAACGCGAATCCTCGCGACTCTAGACGCATTGAGAATTTATGGCGATGGATGTGTGCTGCAATTACAGACACACCTATTCTGCTACCCAATGGCGAACTTTGGAGATGGAATTGGAATGGATTCGGCTCTGGATACCAACAGACGCAACTGATGGACACTTTCGCAAATGCAATTATGATATACACATGTCTAATCGCACTTGGCGTAGATGTCACTTCAGAGACGTTCTGGGCACGATTTCAAGGAGATGACTCAATAGTCAGATTCTTTGAACAGATGTTTCGTATCTACGGAAACGACTTTCTAATCATGTTTTCAGCAGTTGCTTTGAAATACTTCAACGCTAAGATTAACGTGAAAAAGTCATTCATTCTCGGAAGCGCACACAAAGCTACCGTCCTCAGTTATCAAAACTGGTATGGACAAGCTTTCCGCGACGAAGAGGACCTACTCAGACACCTAATGTTTCCTGAGCGACCACAAGACCTAGGACGACTTGCTGCTTCAGCAATCGGCCTCGCGCAAGCCGCACTTGGCTGCAGCGAACGGTTCCACAACCTATGCGAGCATATATTTAACAAGCTTGTTAAAGGTAAGGGAATCAAAGTTAGATGGACCGCCTTGAAATGGATGGTTAGAGCAGGACACTTTGAGACGCTTGACCAACTCAAGAGAACAGAGTTCCCAGATCTACTGGCACTTCTTTCTCAAGCCAAAGCGCCTCGTCACCGCACTCTAAGCGAGCAACAACGGATTTGGCGAACAAATCCACTAAAACCGAAAGGTTTTGCATTCATTCATGATATTTAAGTTATCAGTTTCGGATTTTTTCTGCAGTATGTTTTATTTCTTTTAACATTCTTAAAAAAAAAAAAAAAAAAAAAAAAAAAAAAAAAAAAAAAAAAAAAAAAAAAAAAAAAA